CATATACTTGCCTGTATAAAAATCTCCGTCAATCTTACAAATCCAAGGACTTGAACTAGTTCTATCATACTTAATAACAGAATGATAGTGAGAGCTACAATCCCACGGTTGAGCATGGTGTGTAACCATTCTATCGGGCCACTTATCTAAAGGAGTATCTGCAACTAAAGCCGTTATAGGCATTCTAGCCCACATAGCCCCACCATGAACATTCTCGTCATCCGTATCGTCACTTTCGCATCCAGTAAATATTAACTGAAAACTTAAACATCTATCCGGAACTGTATTAACTGCAATCGCCATAGCATGAAGATATTCTCCATGATACTGCTCATGATTATGCGTAAACTCTCTTCGCACCCAGCAATGAAAATGCGGGATGTTGCTTTGTAAGTACGGCATTAAGCTCTTTTTCTGCCCGCACCACCTTTAGAAAAACCTTTTTTCTTCATACCGCCTTTGGCATAACCTTTTTTCTTGCTCATGCCTCCACCCATCATTTTCTTACGGGTTCCACCTTTTTTCTTCATCATAGTTTCTATCCTTACTTTTTAAATTAACATTTCCAACGTCTTCTAGCCTGTCTTATCCTTGAATTAGGATCATTCCTTGTTTTAGAGGAACTTCTTTTTAACTGACCAAGGGACCTCGCGCAATATGACTTTCTTCTTTTAGCAGCCTTACTTCCTTTTTTAACCTTACCCGTAACCGCTGTTTTTAACTTAGACCCTGGATTTTTTCTACGATAAGCTTTAACACCTTTTGCCGTCATTCCGGCTCCACTTTCGGTGGAGCGATAGTTTGCTCCTTTTCCTTTAGTGGTCTTTCGGATGGGTTTTCCTCTTTTTCTTGCCATGATGGTCTACGCCTATCCCATTCGTTTCATGTGAAACAGTCAAAAAACATTTTAAACATCATATCACAGTATCCATAATATTATTTGAAATAATGCATCCATAAAAAACATTTATCTATTCTCCACGGCCAGCGGTTCCTTGGTTAATTCTTTCCAAGTTAACGTCTGCTCTTAATAAAGCTATATCTTCTTGAGAATCAATTTTGTCACGGGTGATTTCCTGACGCTCACCTTCTCTTTTCTCTTCAAACTGTTGCTTAACTGAAAACTCGTTTGCCTTACGCTCTATATCTGAAGCTTTTATGTCGAGTTCTTTAGAACGCAACTCAACCAACGGATCAACCTCACCTTCTGGAGGCGGCATCAAAGCAGCCATAACCTCTTGAGTATATTGAGCTATTAATTGAGCAACTTTCGACTCTACATCCATTTGAGGAGGCTGTTGGCCTGTTTGTTGTGCCTGTTGTGCCATAACCGTCATCTCAGCCATTGCAACACCCCTTGCTTTAAGTGCTATGTGTTCGCATAAATGCGCCTGTAAGAGGCCAAAAATAGCGGGGGTAGTAGAAGGTATAGGCGTCATCATAAAGGCTATATGAGCCTGTATATGGGCGTCATGATCCTGTGTAGGAAAGGCTTGGAGCATTTCTTGTATTACAGACCTAGCATTTTCAATGCCAGGATCAATAGGTTGAGGCGCAGTAGGCGCTGGTAAAAGAACATCTATGTTTTGGACTCCTATCGCCTCATATATTCTCCGATATGCCTCATATAAGTTGTGCATTTGCGGATTTGTCTGTGCTAATTCTAATTGTGTCTGTGCCAAAGCTAATCTTTGCGACATTGAAAAGATGTTTGGGTCAGAAACGGGTATAATATCGATTCTTTCATCAAAATCGGACTGTTTTATGTTAGTTTCAGCACCATATACGTTATACGGGTACACAGGAGGTAAAGATTCTGCAAAAATCTTAGCCAACATGTTAAATTCTTGCTTTTGGGCGTAGTGCATACGTTTATGGATAGCTGACATAACCTTAGAACCACGTTCCAAGAGAGCAACAGTCGTTCCAACCGCTGCTCCTTGATTACCATCGCCTACTTGTAGGTCTGCGATAGCGGCAAAACGTCTTCCAGCGTCCACAACGAAGCCTAAAAGCTGACTTAGTGTCGCGCTTGGTTCTTTATACGGAAGTGGCATAATACTTTCTCGAAGAGCGCCACCGGGAACATCAATATCGCGAAACTCACCAGGAGAAAGAGGTTCGTCAGCATCACGAATCCTAATACCGCGAGCTTTAAAGCCAGCAGGAAGGTTAGCCAGAGTACCTGCATCGATTAATTGCCTCAAAATAGACGTTGCAGAGCGACCTAGCCCTCCAATCATGTGTAAAAGACCAAATCCGTAAAAACCTAGGCCTGGTAAGAACTTATAATGCGTAAAATACTGTAATTTTCTGTAATATTCGTCATTTTCAGCCCAATTTCTTCTTACAGACAGTACCGTTCCGCTTCCTTCGTCAATTGTAACGATATAAGGAAGCTTGATACCTGTTACTTCGTTATCTAAAGGACTCCTATGCTCAAAACCCTTTAAATCTAAGTCTACGTGCATCTCCAAAAGGGTGCAATCATCACTGTCCGTGGTTTTTTGGATGCCCATAAGGTTTCTTTCTTTCTCACGAAGCTCATCTTCGCCCTCATAAGGCTCCAAATCAACATCCCTATAGAAACCAGCGGCCTGAAACTTACGAACAGAGTTCTCATCCATACGGGTAACGTGGGTAATACGGGAAGCAGACTGTAAATCCGTAGCATTATACGGAACAATCAGGTCATCAGCCGGAATAAACCGCGAAACAGCACGATCCAGTATGTCATCAAAGTAAGTTTTCTTAAAAGCACTACCTGCAAGGGGGAGATAAAACAACAAACGATCCATCTCAGGGTCGTATTCTTCCATAACAGTGGTTATCTGGTAATTCATAAACTCAGAAACACGCTGTGACTGAGCTTCAACTTCAGGGCTTGACGCTCCAAGGATCAATGTCCGTACAGGACCAGAGCTTGGAAGTAGCTCTTTGTAAGCTTGCGCTTGAAATTGGGTAACAGCTTCCGCAATAACAGGGTGGGTAACACCGCTAGAACCTCGAAAGGGTTCTTCTCTCTCTTCGTACTTAACGCCTAGTAAGTCCAGACCGTTACGATAAGTATCTTCCCACTCATCACGACTCGTTTTGTCATCTTCAAAAAAAGAAATAAGTTCTGACGATATATCCATCAGATCTCTTTCGTCCAAAATCTCTGCAAGATTTGCATCCTGCTCCGCCATCAACTCTTCCTGAACAGCGTCTTCAAAATTAAGAATTACAGAACCATCTTCTTCTTCTGTTATTTCTGTTGGTTCCTCAATAACCTCAATTTCTTCTTCTTCTAACTCTTGAGGCATACCTTGTGAAGGCATTGCGCTATCAATAAGAGATATTGGTGTGTCAGCCATTATTTAGATACCCCTTTAAATTTTTCAAAACTGCGGAGGCCGCCCAAACCTAACATTCCCAGAAGTACGGGCATCATGACGGTCAAGTCCATAATAGGTAATTGGACCAGATAACCTGATTGAGCCAGTATAAAAACTAATATCGGCTGCAGAACATAAGTATAAGCTAAAGCAACGCCGCATGTCCACCCTATAAATGGACGCCAGCCCGCAACGAACATAGATCTGTGCTGTCCTTCCGCTTTGTTTATGTCTAATTGAGCCAAATCGATCTGGGCAAGGTGTTTTGTAAGTTCCGCCTCGATCTCTCTTTTAGCTTTAGCGGCCGCTTCCTTGTCTTCTGGAAGAAACCTTCCAACGACATCTCCGATAACAGGTAACAGTTTAGGTATAAGTGCAGCTATCATTTCTTGTTACTCATGTAAGCAGTCATACCCATATATGCACCAACCACGCCCGCTTGTCCAATATAAAACAAACCAAACAAATCTGACAAAGCTTTTATTCGCTCATCAGGAAAGATGGGCAGAAAGACTGCTGACGTAAAAAACAGCATAGACCACATAGAGACCCACGCCATGTGGCGCTGGGCATCGGACTTTTGGTGCTTATCGACTGCTTCTGCTATGACGAGTTCTTTATCAGAAACAACACCGTCACCATCAATATCAAGATCATTATGTACACTGTTTTTTTGTAGCTTTTTCTGGACCATAATGTGGAACAGTTAGCTTGGACCTTTTTCTTTTAGAAAGAAGCCCCCTGCCGAAACAACTATTCCTATAATAGAAACAGAAGTTATATCAATCAGTACGCCAGCGCCTACCAATATAACGCCAACAGCCACGCATGTTGAAGGCTCAATAGCACGATCTTTAATCCACTCTAACATTAACATCTCCTAATAATATTGACGGGAATGAACCACCGTAATGTCATCTTCTTCTTCATCTGAGTCAAGTCTTACAAACCCACCTTTACGATATCTAATAAGTGCCATTGTCATACTGTCGCAGTAATCGTCATGATCGCCATGGGGAAACGCCGCACATTCGTCGATCACCTCTTCCGCAAACCTACGCTCTGGCGCCCAAACCTTGCCGGACTCGAATATCGGAGCGACCATATGCATCCTTGTATGTTTATCACGGCCCTTGGACGGTGTATAGTTTACCACCGGAACACCCGTTGCCCGTAACTCGTCCGTGAGCGGTGTACCAGTAGCCTTCGCCTCTACGATCACCATATCCGGCTCCCAGTAATTGTACTCCTGAAGTGCTTTCGCCTTTAATTCGGGAAAGTCCCACCGTCCACGCTGCGCATCCATAAGTATAATCGCCTCTGGGTCCCCCTCGTTTGGCTTAAACACACCCCAAGTTGTTATGGCAGAGTAATCCGCCGTCTCCTTCTTCGAGAACGCCGTATCATAACTCTGCATAATATAACTCACCGGAGGAATCTCTTTCTTCTCCCACTTGTTCCACCACTCCTTCTTTATAATTGCACCCTCTTCGGCAACAGGATTCTGCTGCCATTGTGCATTCCACTTGCCCAAGGACAACGAAGCCTTGACCCTTAACAATTCGTCCTTCTTCCAGAACTCCGGCCACAGAACCTTGTCGCTGGGTAAGATTGCCGGAAACTCGACCACGTCCCACTGATCGGACATAACATCTGAACCTTGGGCCTTGAGCAGTTTGCCAGTAAGATCTTTAAGTGACCATCGCGTCATAACAATAACAATAGACCCCCCTGGCTGGAGTCTCTGCCGTGGACCAGAAGTATACCACTCGTAAGCACCTTCCATGGCCGTCTCAGAAAGTGCGTCCTGCTCTGAATGCGGATCGTCAATAATCAGCAAATCAGCACCACGACCTGTAATCGCACCACCAACACCTGCCGCATAGTATTCCCCTCCTTGGCCCGTTTCCCATCGACCAGCAGCCTTGGAATCAATCCGTAAATCCACATCA